TTGACCACGAGACAGACCACTTCGGAGTCGAGGTTGGCTTTGAAGGTGCAGCCTATGATCGTATGTCACAACTAGAGTTAATAGAAAACAATGGAGACACCATCCAGATTCAAGACTTTAGAACTGGTGAGTCATACCTTGGCATCATTGAGGAAATGGATTTTAGAAACAACACACCATCAGATAAAAGGTTTTCAGGGTATGGCGGTTTACTTCTAGTCACAATTAGGACGGTCTAATGCAGGCACAAGACTACGCAACAGTTGCTGTTGCAGTATGCACAATAGTAGGTGGCTTTGCTGCAGCAGTGCGCTGGATGGTTAAGCATTACCTCAATGAACTCAAGCCTAATGGTGGTTCATCAATTAAAGATTCAGTCACAAGATTAGAAGAACGCATAGATGACCTGTACCGATTAGTTGCAGAGAAATGAGTAACGATGAAACCTGTTGCCAAGAGAGCCACACCTGCCGCTATTGCTGTCCTTCGACAAGCCACAGCGATATCGCCTTCTCGGAAGAAAGCCTCAGATGGATTACTACCAAGCAAGGCACACATCAATCAGAGTCCTAACTCAGACCACAACACAGGCTTTGCAGTAGACCTAACGCACGATCCTAAGCACGGCATTGATTGCTTTGATATCTTTGAGAAGTTAAAAGAAGATGCACGAGTTAAGTACCTGATATTCCAGGGAAAGATCTGGTCTAAAGAAAAGGCCAAGCAAGGCAACAGAGTTTATACTGGAAGTAATCCACACAATAAGCATCTGCATATATCCATCAATGATGGTATGGGCAAGGACACATCACCTTGGTTCTGGTGGTTAAACCAACCAAAGATCATTAGTCAAGTTATCGCAAAGGTAACACCAGTGCCTGCTAAGAAGGCATACAAGACCGAAGTTTGTACCTGTTGCAAAGTGCACGGTGCAAAGTAATCCCCATAGGAGGAAACAATGGAACAATTCAAGCAACTCGGACTAACTTGGTTTCGTGCAGCAGCAGCATCTGCTGTAGCACTATTCCTTGCAGGTGAGTCAGACCCTAAGACACTAGCAATGGCAGCAATCGCTGGCTTTGCTGGTCCACTACTTAAGTGGTTAGACGCATCAGCACCAGAGTTTGGACGTGGGTCTAAGTAACCCACTAATGCGAGGCAGAAAGAGGCCCCTCTTCGGAGGGGCTTCTTTTTTTATGCCATAAAACTAATTGATACCTGAGTTGTAATCATCTGCCAGGTGGGTCTTGAGTCTGTGGCAGTTAGCACAGAGGGTTCTTAGATTGTCTGGGTCATTGTTGAAACGGTCACCGTCTATGTGGTCTACATCTAGTTGACTGATATGTACTGGCTTGAAGTTACACTGCTCGCAGTGGTCCTTACGGTATGCGTGGTAAGGAGAACGCAGTTTCATTTGATTGACTTTGTATACGGTATTGCACCTGTACCTACCTGATAATGGCTTAGACTTATCCCGCATCTTTATTCTGGTAGGACCACAAACTGTGCACAATCCTGTGCGTTCTTCTTCATTGATCTCAGAGAGTCTGTGATTCATCTTTATCTACTGGACAGGGGACAGTTACGATGTTGCCACAGTTAACACAGGTACCGTCAAGGAAGTACCAGACTAGTTCGTAATCTTCAAAGGATGCCATTATAGAAAAGACTTGTGAGCCACAAGGACAGACGTGTACTGGACCTAAGCCACGCAGGTCAGTACCAAATTTATCTGGTAGTTTAGCCCTAAATTTTGGCAGCCTTGGTAGACGGAACCGCAAAGTCAGTACTGCACCATCGTGCCCCCTCGGGGCACCCTGTTTTATTCGCCTCACGGCTCATATTGTAGTAACCAGTAGGTGTCGCTACGCGACGACACGCCGTTAACCCAGTATGATTGTCAGTATGACAACAATCGCAGCGATAGAGGGTATTGACTATGCAGTACTCGTGGCAGATTCACAGATCACAGAAGATAATCTCGTCACGTTAGCAACCAGTACACCTAAGATCGTTGAGGTTGGTAAGTTTCTCATCGGTATCTCAGGTGATACACGACCAGGAGATATCCTGTCGTACAACTGGAAGCCACCGTTGTATCGTGGCGAAGAACCAGCACAATTTATGGGTAAGAAAGTTATACCCAGTATCAACCAAGCATTTACAGACAACAACTACGACTACAACAAGGTGGACAAAGATGGCGGTTTTGATTATCTCGTGGCTTTTAACGGCAATGTCTTTAGGATTGCTTGTGATCTCTCTTTTTTCCAAAGTAATGTCGGAGCGTACGCTATTGGTAGTGGTGGGCAGTTTGCTCTTGGCTACCTGTATTCAATTGTCAAACCTGATATAGAGTTAGCCTATGCAAAGAGACACGCCCGTAAAGCCGTAGAGATTGCTTCGGTCCTTGACTCTAATACTGGTAAGCCCATACAGTTAGTAGTCCAGGAGAGGATGTAGCAAAGATGCATATGACAGATGAGTATGCTGCACAACACTTCCACAAAATGGGTTGGATGTGGGGCAGACTAGAAGTAATGAGAGAGCAACAAACTTGGGGCGATCTCAAAGCAAAGAGGATTGAAAAAGAATTACGTGAGAAAATTGCATTAGAAGTAGCAACCTTACAGAACTGGACAGATGATACTGGGGCTACAGTTATGTTTAAGGAACGAGTACTCGACACAATAAGGAATGGACTATGACAGATCCCAAAGAACTATTACTGACCGCACTACGTGCAGGTGATGCTAAGCGTTCACGATCTACACAGGTACAGATAGGACCATCAGAGTTAGGTGGCTGTCGTCGTAAGGTCTGGTACAGATTAAACGATCAACCTGAAACCAATGAGAACGAGATGAAGTTAGCAGCCATTATGGGTACTGCTATCCACGCAGAGATTGAGCGAGCACTAGCAGATAACCCAGATGTGCTGATTGAAACTGCAGTTGAGTACAACGGAATGAAAGCGCACATTGACTGCTTCGTACCTGGTACTGGAGATGTCATTGACTGGAAGACAAGTAAGGTGAAGAACCTTTCATACTTCCCAACAACACAACAGCGTTGGCAGGTACAGACATACGGCTACCTACTAGCAAAGAACGGTCACGATGTAAAGCGTGTGTCACTAGTTGCCATTGCACGTGATGGTGATGAGCGAGACATCAAGGTACATACAGAAGATTATGATGAGACAGTTGCACTGCAAGCATTGAACTGGCTGGAAGCAATCAAGGTAGCAACAGAGGCACCAGATCCAGAACGAGATAGTAGTTACTGTAAGTTCTATTGCAAGTTCTACGATGCATCAGGTGAGATGGGATGCGTTGGTATAAAAAAAGAACATACGGCAGTCAGTGATGTAATCATTGATGATGCTGATATTGACAGAAATGCACTGCTGTACTTACAATTAGCAGCGCAGATTAGAGAGTTAGAAAAGCATCAAGATTCTTTGAAGACTTCTTTTGAAGGACTACTAGGTACAACACCTAGTGGAGTAGAAGTCAGTTGGACAACTGTCAAGGGTCGTGAAAGTATTGACAGTGAAGAGGTAGAAAAACTACTTGGGTTTGTACCTAGGAAGTTTGGCAGTGAATCACAGCGGTTACAAATCAAACAAACTGGAGGAAAGTAAATGGCTACAGAGGGAACTAAGTATCAGATCAACTACAAGTTGCACGACGGTACACTCATCAATCTTTACGCAGCAGATGTGAAAGAACTAGAGACAGGTCTAACAGATCTATCTATGGTTGCAGCACTTATTAAGTCAACGGGAAAAGAACTTGGCGGCGTTCCAACACAACCGTCCCCAAGCGTAGAGGCAATCGCTCAGTCATTTAATGCAACACCAGTTGCAGCACCTGCTCCAGTAGTTACAGAAGGACAGGCACCTACCTGTAAGCACGGCAATATGACTTTCCGTACTGGAACATCAGCACGTGGACCGTGGAAAGCGTGGATGTGTTCTGCACCAAAGGGTGCAGTAGATAAGTGCGACCCTATCTTCTTGCGATAATTAAATGCGGGAACCTCGTGAGTACGAGAACCCGCTATGTGCACAGATAGGTGGAGACTTCTGGTTCCCTGACAAAGAGGGAACAGTAAGTTTTGGTGAAAGTCAGTATGCGAAATCAATCTGCAAGGGTTGTACTCATAAGATCGAATGCGCTGAGTGGGGAATCCACAAAGAACAGTTCGGTATATGGGGTGGGCTTGCTCCACGTGAGCGCCTTGCGATAAGAAGAGTTCGCAGAATAAATCTTGGAGGGGATGAGGAAGTTGCTTGATCTAAAGAGGGCGCTAGGTACCAGCACTATTAAGGCTGTGCCATTGCCTGATGTATGGACAGGGCTATCTGCTCAGTCCATCAAGTTTAGACGAGGGCAAGTATGTATGGTTGCTGCTGCACCTAATGCTGGTAAGAGTATGTTTGCACTTATCTATGCAATCAAGGCAAAGGTACCTACACTTTTCTTTTCCGCAGATACTGATACTGCTACCGTGTTGATGCGATCTGCAGCGCAGATCTCAGGGCACTCACAGTTAACAGTTGAAACCAATATGGATTACAAACCTGACTATTATGCACAGCATCTATCTAAGATGTCGCACATACAATGGGTGTTTGATTCAAGTCCATCACTAGATGACATTGAATTAGAAATCAAAGCCTACGTTGAACTCTATGGCATAGCACCTGAGTTAATTATCATTGATAACTTAATGAATGTTGCTGCCGAAACAGACAATGAATGGGCTGGGCTACGTGCAATTATGATGGAGTTGCACGATATGGCACGCAAGACAGAGGCTTGTGTCTTAGTGCTCCATCACGTATCAGAACAGAGTGAGTATGGATCTCCAATGATGCCACCACCACGACGTGCTATCCACGGTAAGGTCAGTCAGTTACCAGCACTGATACTTACATTAGGCTATGACCCAGGACAAGGGATGTTGCGGGTTGCTGCAGTGAAGAATCGCTTCGGTCCTCACACTGCGGATGCATCACAATGGGCTACACTATTTGTTAACTTTGCTTCCTGTCAGATTGGAGATCAAGATGCACAAGGCAGAGCATACTTGCGAGTCTGATGGCTAACAAGAACGGACGTAAAGGTTCTCAGTTTGAGACAGATGTAATGAAATGGCTACGCAATGCGGGAGTTATGGCAGAACGTTTGACTAAGGCTGGGGCAAAGGATGAGGGCGATATGGTTGTTATCATATCGGGAGAAACCTACATCCTTGAACTCAAGAACAGGCAGACCCTTTCCCTGCCTGAGTTCTGGAGAGAAGCACAAGTTGAGGCGCTTAACTACGCAAAGGCACGAGGTATCGGGGAAGTCCCTCTGTCATATGTTGTAGTTAAGCGTCGCAACGCATCAATAGATCAGGCTTGGGTCATCCAAGACCTGACGCAGTGGCTTAAGGAGAAGCAATGAACGAACAGGCTGGTTACTTTCAGACACCACCGCATTACTCGAAGGTTTGTAACTGCGGTGTCACAGTCATAGGGAGTTCTGAAAAAGGTTTACAGTCTCTAATCAAACGACACATAGAAAAAGGACCCATTCATTTAGAGTGGATAAAGGAGAACGAATAATGCCAGTACCAGGTGGAGAAATAACAACGACAGAGATACTAGTACCAGTAGAAGAAGTGGTTGAAGAATCAACTACTGAAGAAGAGGCAGATGATAGTACGCCTGAGTAGGGATGAAGTAAGAGTTTGTACGCTGCTTGCTACAGAGCGTTGGCTTGCTAAGTATGGGTCAGTAGATAGACCTAACTATGCAGAGGGTAAGAAGAACGGCTACTTAGAGCACGAACTTCTTGCCAATGTGCGAGCCAACGT